GCGCTCTTATCTTGCTGGACTAACCATGTCAACGGCAGGCGCAAGCGCCACAATGTCCATTGCAGCAGGCCAATCAGCAGACAGCACGAATGCGGTATTGATGACGCTTACAGCCATAGCGAAAACAACAAGCGCATGGGCAGTCGGCACAGCTACTGGCGGCATAGACACTGGCGCAATTGCCAACAACACTTGGTATCACTTTTATGTGATACGCCGCCCTGATACGGGGGTAGTGGATGTGGTGTTCTCGCTCTCCGCTACCAGTCCAACACTGCCAACAAACTACACGCAGTTTAGGCGCATTGGCTCGGGTCGGACAAACGGTTCCGCGCAGTGGACTAGCTTTGTGCAATACGCTGATTCATTTTTGTGGCTCTCCCCTGTACTGGATATTTCGGCAGGCAATCCCGGCACAGCGGCGGTGACCCGAACACTTACCACCCCTACAGGTGTAGTGACAAAAGCAGTCATGAATGTGAACTTGAATGAGGGCGCTAGCAGAAGCCAATGCTACTTATCAGAACTTACCCTGACAGACCTCGCTGTTAGCATAACTATTTCACCACTTGGAAGTGTTAGCACTCCTGCGACTGGGTCTGACAGTGACGCCATGACAAAGGTGGAGGTGTTTACAAACACTAGCTCCCAAATCAGGAGCCGCTTGGGATCCTCTGACGCTGGAACTTTCCTGTATATCGCCACCCTTGGATGGGTTGACACTAGAGGGAGAAACGAATAATGAGTTACATAGACCGAAACGAACAAGCCATGCTTCTAGCTTGGGCCATTAACTCTGTATCACCCGGGCACATTAAGGACTACCCATGAGTGAGTATCAATCAATCATTAACATCACGATGGGAGCGATACTAGCTGCTGGTGGGTGGTTTGCCCGGACCCTTTGGGACGCTGTACAAGAACTAAAGACTGACCTCTCCAATCTACGTGTAGAGATAGCTAAGGACTATACCCCCCGTAATGACTTTAAAGAGTTCGCTACAGAGATCAGGACTATGTTCCAAAAGATCAGTGATAAACTAGATAATAAGGCAGATAAATAATGGCATTAGATCCCATTACAGCGGTAGCTGATTTAGCTACTTCTGTCATTAACAAGATTTGGCCTGACAAGACTGAAGCAGAGAAGCAGCAACTAACTGCCGCTGTTCTACTTGTACAAGGCCAATTAAACATCAATCAAGAAGAGGCTAAAAATCCAAATGTCTTTGTTTCAGGCTGGCGTCCTGCTATTGGTTGGATATGCGGCGGGGCTCTTGGTTATACGTATCTTGGCTATCCCTTACTTGTATGGATCACTACTGTGTGGTATCCTGCAATCCATGCTCCCCTTCTGGGTAATGATGGTATGCTGATGGAGCTATTGTTTGGTATGCTGGGTATGGGTGGTTTACGGACATTTGAAAAACTAAAGGGAGTAGCATAATATGAGTACGAGTGGAACTACTACATGGTCATTACAGCGGGATGCTGTTATTAATGGCGCATTGCGGAAACTAGCTGTGCTGTCGGGTGGTTCTGCTCCAGAAACATTCGAGGTCACTAATGCAGCAGAGGCCTTGAATGCTATGATTAAGGGCTTTCAGGCAGATGGTATGCCTGTGTGGGCAATTAAGAAGTATACCTTTACTACTGTCACAGGTACATCCGCGTATAGTATAGGAGTGGGTCAAACCCTTAATACTCCTGTACCATTGAAGGTCTTACAGGCATATCGTAATCAAGATAATAGTGTTAATGTTCCTATGAATATATACACCAATTACAATTACAATATGCTTCCTTTGGCGGTATCTTCTGGTGTACCAATTAACTTGTACTACCAACCACAGTCCACGCTAGGGACAGTTAATTTGTGGCCTATTCCTAGTGATAGCACTACAACTATTACCTTGGTCTATCAGCGTCCTTTTGAGGACATGGTTGCCTCTACAGATGATTTTGACTTCCCATCCTATTGGACCGAGGCTATGATCTATGGATTGGCTTGGCGACTAGCTGGGGAGTATGGACTACCTGTTCAAGATCGTAGTGTGATCTCTAAAGAGGCAGAGTTCTTCCACCAACAAGCCCTAAGCTTCGGACAGGAAGAGGGTAGTGTGTATATGCAACCAGATTGGTCAGGACGTAGATAATGGCATACTCTAAGAACCCAGTTGTATCGACATACGATACTAAGCGATTCGATTTTGCAATCTCCCCACATCAACGCTCAGGTAGTCTTCCTGACAAGGATGCTAGGGTCTTGAATATGATGGTAGAGCCCTTGACTGCTCCTACAGAGGAAAACAAGCGTATAACTATTAAGTCTAGACCCGGCCTCACTTCTGCCTATACAGTGGGTACTGGGGCTGGTAGGGGCTGCTATTACTGGGTTGTTAGTGGTGTGGATTATGTCATCTCTGTGTGCGGTTCTGCTGTGTATACGAATGGAACATCTCTCTCTACTCTGACAACTACAACAGGGCCTGTGGGATTCACTGAGTTTGTGTCCTCTACGGGAGTAGTTACTTTAGTAATGGTAGATGGTACTAAGGGGTATGTCTTTACCTCCCCAACAGTAGCACCAACCCTGATCACTGCTGTAGACTTCCCTTCTCCGCATATACCCATGCCTATCTTCTTAGATGGGTATCTGTTTCTAGCAAAAAGGGATACACAGGATGTTTACAATAGTAATCTAGATGATTCAGCTCTATGGACTGCTGGGGACTTTATCTCGGCTGAGATGTATCCAGACAAGATCGTAGCCCTGTCTAAAAATAACAACTATCTCTATGCTGTTGGGCGTACAACCATTGAGTACCTATATGATGCTGCAAACGCCACAGGAAGCCCTCTAGGGCGTCATGAGTCTGCTGTGCAACAGTTTGGTACCGTAGCTCCTGCCTCTGTCGTACAGACCGATAATGAGGTCGTGCTACTGGGCAATACGGGTAACGGTGGGTACACTGTCTGGACAATTTCTGGCTTTAAAGAGAAGGAGATTTCCACAGCAGCTATTAAGGGTATCCTGTTAGCGGAGGGAGCAGCCCTAGTCAACGCCACAGCCTATTGCATCCGAGTATCTTCTCAGAAGCTTTACATAGTTACACTGACTTCCAGGACGCTTGTGTACAGCTTCGCAACTGAGTTGTGGAGTGAGTGGGCTTCTGGTACAGCGGGCACTTCTGCTTTTATAGGAAGCCATGCAGCAGAGGGGCCTAATGGGACAGCGTATATACTAGATACCAGTGGCGGCAAGGTGTACGCTATCAGTGAGACAGCATTCACAGATAATGGAGTTGCCTTCCTCTGCCAGATTGTTACTAACAAGTATGACTTCGACACATTCAATCGTAAGACAATGAGTCGGCTTTCCTTGATAGGGGATGTGCCTGATAGTACAGGAGTAGATAACACTGTCACTATCTCTTGGTCAGATGATGATTATAAGACATGGAAACCGGATAGGTTCCTGTCCTTCAATTATGATTTTCCCACCATGGCACAACTAGGTAACTTTCGTCGCCGGGCATTCCGGTTTAGCTATAGTTTACCACATCTCCTTCGACTGGATGGATTTGAAGTAGACCTTAATAAGGGAACACAATAATATGGCAGGAGGTCTACCACCACCACCCACTAGAGCAGCCAATGGCGACTTTGCTTGGACTGCTTGGTACAATGCATTATATGCATTGTTATCCACATCAGGATCTGTTAGCTGGACTTTGATCAATAAGGCTGGAAGCTCTATCGCTGATCTAGCCAATAAGAATCATGGCCTACTGACTTCTATCCTAGGAACTGGGGCAACCCATGTATCCGCAGCAGAGGGTTTACGAATCACTGCTTGTATCACAACACAGACTAAGGCAGGAGTGCCTACTACATCAGACATCCCCGCAGGTAATTGGGCTATCTATAAGGATACATCAGGAGGTACAATTAAGTTGTATGCGAATGATGGGGGAACAATCAAGTCAGTAGCTCTTGTTTAAGGACTAATATGTATATTTTAAAACGGCATGTATTGCGCAATGCGTGGGATGGTGGGGGCTATAGCGGAGCGGATACTACAGATAATGGACAATATTCAGGAGACATGAGTCCTGTCCAGAGTATGCCAGCAAACCCTTGGGATGGTGTACAGGAGGGTCCCGCCACGGC